TCACAAACTCATAATCCCATGAGGAAGTGACATAACATAAGGAGAGAGCATCATGCAACAAGATATTAGTTTGAAACAAGCAGAAGAATTGATTGCGACAGTAGGTAAAGATGTGACTGTGCATCTACGTGGTCAACCTGGCATTGGTAAATCGTCCATACTTAAATCGTTAAGTAAAAGATTTCCCGATCATACCCCTGTGTATATTGACTGTGCAGACTTAGACTTAGGTGACTTAGCTATGCCTGCCATGAATCATGAAACGCGAACGACTACATTCTACCCGAATGAACGCTTCGCCATACACCATGACAAGCCTGTCATCATCATGCTTGACGAGATCACGAAAGCGTCTGAGCCTGTGAAGAATATGCTCTTGCCTGTTATGCTAGAACGTAGGCTAGGTAGTGTATCGTTTCACAAAGATTCAATCGTGTATTCAACAGGCAATCTAACAACCGATGGTGTAGGTGACACAATGAAAGCACATGCTAAGAATCGTTTGACTGCCGTCACAGTTAGAAATCCTAATGATGACGAGTGGATTAATTGGGCGATTGATAATGACATAGCACCTGAGATTATTGCATGGGTTAAACAATTCCCTCATGCACTAGCGTGTTATACAGATGAAGCACAGAAAGAAAATATGTATATCTACAACCCACGCAAACAACAGGAAGCGTTTGTCTCTCCTCGTTCATTAGCAAAGGCATCACCTATCGTTAAGTCTAGACAAGTTTTGGGTGAAGATACTACATTGACGGCACTCGCAGGCACGATTGGTGAAGCGGCCGCACGTGACATGTCAGCATACTTCAGCCTAGCTGATGGACTACCGACTAAGGAATCTATTTACAACAAACCAATGGAAGCGATGATACCTAACGACCCTGCCGCGAAAGTAATTCTTATAATGCGTGAGTTAGTTAGTGTGACTACTGAAAACTTTGAAGCATGGATTACATACTTACAACGATTACCTATGGAGTTGCAAGCGTTGTTTGCCGTCAACATCATGGCATCATCACGTAAGTCAGTAGCCGCGACTAACAAGTCGTTCATTGATTGGGCAGTTAAGAATAACCAATACTTCTAGGAGGATATATGACTGATGAATTTTTAGAATGGCTTAACCAATGTCCATACTTATGGTTACGACAAGAAGAATCAGATGATAGCATAACTTATAAGTTTTATAAGGAGAGACAAGATGGCACTAACGAGTGAACAACGTGTAACCAAAGCACACATAGCAGTCATGCGTAGTAAAGAATTCTGCATGTTCTCAGGTGTGTTATCAGTAGGCAAGGTTATATATACAGAAGATATACCAACGGCTTGCACCAATGGTCGTGATGTAATGTATAACCCTAAGTTTATTGATACCTTGAATGACAGGGAACTAAACTTCGTAGTTTTACACGAAGCGTTGCATAAAGTATTTCAGCATATGTTTCTATGGAAGAAGCTATGGAAAGAAAGTCCACAACTAGCGAACATCGCGGCTGATTATGTTGTGAACAATACAATCTATGAAGCTGATCAACATGGAAGTGTAGCAGTTATACCTAAGGAAGCATTGTTTGACAAACAATATGCCAACATGACCACACGTCAAGTGTTTGATTTACTTAAACAAAAGGCTAAGCAACAAGGCGAAGGTCAGCAAGGTGAAGGACATGATAGCCATGATTGGGAAGGTGCTGAAGGTCTCTCAGATGATGAAGTTAAAGAGACTGCTAAACAAATTGACCAAGCATTACGTCAAGGTGAAATTATACGTGGCAAGATGCAAGGCAATAAGAACAGAACGATAGATGGACTACTTGAACCTAAGGTAGATTGGCGTGAACAATTACGTGAGTTTGTCAATGCAACATGTAAGAACAAAGACAAGACATCATGGAAGCGTCCACACAAACGATTCTTAGGACAAGATATATACATGCCTAGCATGATTGGCGAGACAGTCGGTAAGCTAGTCGTAGGTATAGATACATCGGGGTCGATAGGTGATAGGGAGTTAAATGAATTCTTATCAGAGGTTGTAGCTATCTGTGATGAGGTATCACCATCAAGTATTGAATTGATCTATTGGGATTACAATGTTGCAGGACATGAAACATATAACATGGGTGATTACAATGCGTTAGTTCAAACAACTAAACCGAAAGGTGGCGGTGGCACTAGGGTTGGGGCTCTCAATGAATACATCAAAGAGAAACGTATTGAACCCGAAGCTATCATTGTATTAACAGACGGCTATGTAGAGAATGATTGGGGTGGCACATGGGAGTATCCAACACTATGGGCAATCACATCACGTAACATTACATCTATACATGGCAAGTCCATATACATGGGCGAACAATAACCCGTCACAATCTCATAATTCTGTGAGGAAGTGACATAACTAAGGAGAGAGAAAATGAGTATCAATGTTCCACAAAGTTTACTAAATGTATCAAATGGTGTGAAGTTAGAAGTTAATATGTCTAAGTTCTCAGATAAACAACTAAAGAATATAGGTAAGTATGTTAAGACTTTAAAGATACCTAATACGACATCAGCTACGGCTAAGATTGCTAAAGGGTTGGTTGAATTCTTACAGATACCCCATTTTGTGACAAGTAGTCGTCACATTGAATGGCATCACATACCACATAGTCACCCTATCTTTGAGAGAATGATCGGTGCAATCTCTGTGGCGTTACTTACACCCGAACAACATTGGTATTATTCTGATAGACTTAAAGAAACTAAACGTGCTATTGAAAATAAACATACCATAGGTAATATAAGTTTATGGGGTGATAACATAGATGATGAAGTTAAAAAAGAATTAGCAAGCATGGCTACTTACAAGCATGAAATGACACCTCAAGCAGAAGAGATGTTAGAAAACTTACTAACACGTAAGGTAAAAACTTTTGAAATGTATTACAACGGTTAATTAAATTAAGGAGAGAGATCATGAGTATCAGTATCGCATCAAGCGCAGTCTTAATTGATTTAAACATATCAGTATGGACAGCACGTAAGCTAGACAAGAACGTATCAAAAGAAATAGATGTAAGAAAGAACACAACGATCAAGGCAGGTAACTATAACAAACATATACTTGCAGGTTCAGATCAGTTAGAAGCTATCACTAAATTAGCTAGTGAGATCAGAGAATGGCATGGCAGACAAACGTTGCCTTGGTCAGACACAGGCACAAGGTTATTACCTATGTCAAACTTCTTTGAGTATAAAGATCAGCTATCTAAGTATGAAACAGACTTTAAAGAACGTGTAGATAAGTTTATACATGAGTATCCAAACATCATTACGGTCATGGCTTTTAAGCTAGGCGAACTTTTCGACCGAGGGGAATATCCCGAAGCAACCTCGATTGCATCTAAGTTTAACTTACGTTATACTATTATGCCTGTTCCCGAAGTAAATGACTTCCGTATTGACATCGGTGAACAAATGAAAGTTGAAATGCAACAAGAGTATCAAAGGGCTTATGAAGGACGTGTTGAAGCCGCGATGTCTGATGCATGGTCAAGACTACATACAACCTTAGAGCATATGATTGATAGGTTAAGTGGTGATGATAAAAAGATATTTAGAGATAGTTTAGTAGATAATGCGTTAGAGTTGACAAATCTATTAACTAAGCTTAATGTAACAAACGACCCTAAACTAGAACAAGCAAGACAGGCTTTAGAACGATCACTCGTTCATGTATCTGCTGATGACTTACGTCAGAGTAAGGGTGCTAGAGATGAAGTGTTAGCTAAAGTGAATCAAATTATGCAAACAATATAAGGAGTCATATGAAAGTATTTCATGCCATAGATGCAGAGTCATCTATCATATCAGAACAAGATAAGGAAAAGATCGCTGTCCTTAAACTTGTAGATGTGGGTAAGTATGTAGAGAACGTTGGCATTAGAGATGGACAATTCTATATTATTGCAGAGAATAATACTGATGAGATTTATCTAGAGTATAAGAGTGCCTTGAATAACATACAAGCACTAATGAATACTAAGATGGACTTTAGGGTATTCGAGCAAAAGAATATGGAGTTTCACAATAAGAAAATGTTAGCGATGCAACGTAGTATGGAAATACCAAAATGAAAGAAAGAAAAGTATTAGAGAAGTGGGTCAAGCAACAAGTTGTTAAGAGGTTAAAGGAAAGGAATGTATATTATTTCTTTCCCGTTGCTGGCGCATATACAAGTATAGGTGTGCCCGACATTGTCGCGTGTATCAGAGGTAAGTTTGTAGGTATTGAATGTAAGGCAGGCAACAATCGCGCTACTGAACTACAACTACGTAACCTTGAAGCTATACGTGACAATGGTGGACATGCTTGGGTTGTTAATGAGAATGATTTAGAAACACTAGAAAGGAATTTGGATTTAATATGACAAGACTAAAAACAATACTAAACAAGTATAAAAAAACAACAATTAAAAAATTATCAGACATGGTCAATCAACCACCTCACTATACTCATGGAGGTATTGAAACGATAGACTATATGGAAGCTAAGTCAACACCCGAAGAGTTTGCGGGACACTTACGTTTGACTGCTATTAAGTATTTGTCAAGAACAGGATATAAAGATAATGCTTTACAAGACTTAAAGAAAGCACAATGGTATGTTAACAAGTTAGTAAAATATTCTGAAAAGCAAACTATTTTAGGTCGTTGGTTTAAATAATGTGGGTATTTCAGCTTGCGTTAATATCAGGAGTTATGGTAGGCTTAGAACTTAGATACTTAGAAGATGATGCACCCTATCATTTTTCTTTAGTAATTGACCTATTAATAATTAGATTGGTATTTCAGAAGCTTAAACATGTCAGATGATGCAGATAAAACGCAAGATAGATTA